CGGGAATTGCTGTAATCGCAACCGTCCCCGTTTTCTGCTACTTCAATAAGACGCTCAACCTGCATACCGATGGCCTCGGCAATGCCTTCAAGCCGCACTAATGGCGGACATGCCACTTCACCTTGTATCAAATCACTAACCGTGGACTTATCTAATCCAGCCAGTTCTCCAATACGTTCATTTGTCAAGTTTGTGTTATCGCGTATAGTGCCGACCAATTGGCCAAGCACAATGCCGCGCTGCTCACAACCTACACACTCCGGCTTCATATTGCGGATTGATCTTTGTGCAACTTCAGTTTCTGGATATGCAGGAAATGGCGTTGTAGATACCTCGATAAGCTCGACATTTCGCAATTCGCGCATAATCATGCCATCTTCGCGCTCACTAATTTGCTGGCCTTCGGGTCTTACACGAAAGCCAAAGGACATTCCATTAATGTCACCACGCTCAACTGATACTTTGAGGTCACGCGCAAAAGTCGTGTCCGGCAAATCCATGTCTGCAGCCAGACCGCGCTCGTCTTCTGATAAACGAAGCGTTCCAGCCGACGTGCGGCCTATAACCATATCGTCATTGTGGTTATGAAGCGCTCGTATATCGTTTTCTTCCAGACTTTGCGCAAATGCGCCACGACGTATGACCTCGACAAAGCCCCCTAAATCATGGCTTTCGCTATCAAAAACAGCGGCATGGCCCCGAAGCCGCATACCATCACTTTCAGCACGAACTTCCAGTTTATCAATTTGAAAGTCCCGGCGTTCATATGCCAATTTTTCAGTGTTTTTTTCCATTGATCGACCCTCTGTCCATTGTTTTTCACAGACCGCAATCCGCTGGTCTGTATCGGGAAAATCCTTTTTGGCTATATCGTCAGACATACAACGCTGGATAAAAGCGTCATGGCCTTCATCATTATTCGGAGTTGGAAGCGGCATTGCCGACGTTTTCCAGTTGGCTCATATTCTGTTGTATGTGTAGGCTGTCACCACCTTCAAGCGACTGCCTGTTCTCACTCGCACGCGCCTCATTCGGCGTAAGAATTGCGTTTTGCACGCCCTGAGCAAGGCCGTTCATTCGCGTCTCGAAGTCTCCGCGCAATAAGTCGTCATTGTTGTGCTGAATAAAACGTGTCTCGTTGCTGCGTCCGAAGATTTTAAGATTAAGCTCTTGCTCAATATTCACTTCCCATTTGCGCAGCGTGTACTTGGTAAGATTCAGCGCGGCCTGCTCTGTGTTATTAAACGTGCCGTGCGTAAGATCGTGTAAAAACACTGGCGGCAGGTCTAACACTCTTGCGATTTCCTCAACCTGAAAACGCCGGGACTGCTCTAGCTGCGATTTCTCAGGCTCAACGCCAAGGCTTGTAATTTTGTGACCTGCTGGAAGATACGGCAGACGACCTTCCTTAATGGCATTTTCCAGCGTCTTTTTCAGGTCTTCACCGCCGCGCTTGGCCGCCGCCGGTGACGGGTTGGTGTCTGTCTCAACTGCCGCCGGAGGTATGCCGCCATTCTTGAAAAACCGCGCGGCATAAAGTGTCATAGCGCTTGACAAACCTAAAGTATCGCGTAGCAAATGCACGGGGCTGTAATGTGTAATGCCATCCGGGTCCAGATGCCACGGGATGTCAATTATCTGGTCTGCGGTAAAGCGCTGCGCATCTACCTTGCTGCGCTCATCACCCGGCGTATATATATACTGTATTACTCCGCTAACTGTCTCGACAGTTACACTGCGCGGATCAAGCGGCCACAAGTTTGCAGGCTGGTTGTTCCGCGCGCGTTGTATGTAGGTAAAATGACGCCCCTCTGTAAGGACGTCGGTTATCATTTTATGCCGCCATTTATAAGCGGTCATGTTATCAATCGGCGCGACATTAAGAAGCTTGGACACCTGATTGTTAAGCCGTCTGCGCTCGCCGTTCGTCTCTTGGACAACATGAAGCGGCAGACTTGCCAGGGTCGAGGCAATAAAATTCACTCCCTGCCAAAACGCCGGCACGCTTAGCGCCGTATCGCGTGTTACAGATACGCCTGCTTCACTGTTGATCTTATCAAAAAGCGTAAATATATCTTTAGGCGTTACGGCGCGCTGCTCTGTGCTTTTCTGGCTGCGCTTAAAAAAGTTAAACATGTGCTGTGTAGCTCGGGTCCTCGTATGGTGATGTATTGGGCCGCGTATCTTCGCTTTCCGCTGCCTGTCCGTGCGCCATTGCCAGTGCAACAGCACCGTCTATACGGCCTGTCGCCTTGTGTTTATCCAGCTTTCTGTTTTCGCTGGGGTCCTGCGATATAACCGCGTTTGACATGCACATTGTTAAAACAGGATTACCGTCCTGTATAATGCGCGTATTAAGCAAATGCCCTTCCAGACTATCCAGCGCCGGGCTCATGCCCTTATAACCTTGCCCGTGCGGGACAAGCGGAGGCTCCGCGCCAAGATTGTCAAACTCTTTTTTGAGAACGTCTATCCGCCAGCGATCAAACCCTATAGCAGCAACGTCAAAATCTTCTATGATCTCCAGAATTTGCTCGGCGACATAAGCATAATCAACAGTCGCGCCGGGCGTCGTTCTCAACCACCCGTCCTGCACCCATTGTGTGTATGGAACACGGTCTTTTCGTGTGCGCTCATGCAGCCCCTTTTCAGGCGTCCAGAACCACGCCCATACAGGCCATAAACCATCCTGTTCTTGCGTTAAACCAAAGGCAGTAAGGTCTGTCTTACTGGACAAATCAAGCCCGCCATAGGCCACGCAATCCGGCGCAGGCGCTGGTAATTCCGCATAACAGGCATCCCAGACCGCCTTCGATACAAACGGCGATACGGTCGATACGCGCTGGTTAAGATACAGATTGCGCACAGTCTGCTCTTTGGACGGCATACGCTTGGCCTGTGCCGCCTGATCAAGTATGTCCTGCCTCGATCTTATCGTATCAAGCCCCGGATTGGCCGCCTGTATGCCTTCAATGTCATCAACGTCCGCTTCCTCAGGGGCCTGATAAACGTGGCTTACAATGCCTTCATCCTCAGATTTTGCGGCATCATCCAGCCATATACTAAACAAATCCTGGTCTGTCGCGGCCTGCGTTGATATTGCAATCAACAGCGGCGCTTCGTGCGCCCCCTGAGAAGTATCAATAGCGTCTATAAAGTCGGACTGGCTGCCGCGAACCTGCCCGATTTCGTCCAGTATTGCCAGAATAGGGCTAAGCCCGTGAGCTGTTTTTCCCTCAGCCGCCAAAGCCTTGTACTCAACATTAAGCGGCAATCCGAATAGTTGCTTCTTTGACGGCACTATCCGTATAAGGTCACGAATTTCCGGCGACTGGTTAATAATCTTGCATGCAAGATCAAAAACCAGTGCTGCCTGATCCCGTGACAAAGCCCCGGACACAATTTGCGCGTTTTGCTTTGCCTCCGGCCCGACAAGAAACGCCAAAAGCAAGCATGCAATCAGCGTGGTCTTGCCATTCTTACGCGCCATCGACAGGTAAGCCCTGCGTACATGGCGCGGCTTATCAAAAACATCGCGCAAAAAGCGTTTCTGAAACTCGGCTAGCTCAATTTGCTGGCCCGTTTTAGGCCCTTCGGGTATATGAAGGTATCGCTCAATAAAAGCGATAATCTTCTCGGAGCGGGTCATTCGCTTTCAACATTACTATGCAACTCTTCCAACTGCCTATTAAAATTGCGTTGCGCTGCTTTAAGCTGCTGATAAGCAAACCAATAGCGAGTGTGCTTTTGTGTTATAGTATCGCCAACTTCATAATTTTTTAAATACCTTATCAAGTCATCATCTTGCGTGGCATTGTCATATGCATATCGAATAAGCCCGTCTATCGCGTCGCTAAAGATACGCCATACTCAGCAGCAAACATCCGCAATCTGTGCAGCGTTACGTCATTTGTCCGTAAACTATGAATTTTATCTGCCATGCTTATCCCCTGACTTGCTTTACGGCCTCATGATACCTTAAAAGCGCGGCATCAAGCTCACGCTTAGCGGCGTCAATTTCTGTTTCGCTGTTACCTTCTGATAAAGCTAATTCTTCGTCATTAAAAACATGGCGCACGGCCTGCGAAACAATATCGCCAGCCGCCATGTTATGTTTTGCTGCTTGAACTTTAATGTTTTTTTCATCTTCGGGAGTAATAAAAATTGTATAGCGTTGTTTTTCAGTCATTACTTTCCCTTTTATAGT